GAGGTATCATTAGAGGTATCATTAGAGGTATCATTAGAGGTATCATTAGAGGTATCATTAGAGGTATCATTAGAGGTATCATTAGAGGTATCATTAGAGGTATCATTAGAGGTATCATTAGAGGTATTTGTATTTTCATGTTTTTTTTGTTTATCAAATTCTTTATTAATTTCTTTATTGATGTGATAAAGTGTATTGATACGTTTTAAATTATTAAAATGATCTTTAAAAATATTACCAGTATGATCATTTATTGAAGAACATCCAGCATTTATTAAAATATGATTTAAATTCGTAATATCGTAAAGAAATGTGAAAATCACATATGGAGTCTGGAGACTGTCTATAAATATACCTTTTATTAGATTATCTTTATTTGTATTCTTTTCATTAATTATGTGTCTATAAGTCCATCTTGGTAGATTGATCATATAATCAAATATTATTCCAATGTATGTATATATATATATCGAACACACTAGAAGAAGAAACCCGTATGTTAATGTATACTGTATATTGTAAATATTTGGTATTAAGATTACTGATGATAAAATCAACAAACCACATTTAAAATTGCTATGATGACAATTTAGTGCAAACATATTAATTATAACATCAATTCGTCCAAGACGCATCAATAATTCAGATAAATTTTGAGGATTTTTTTTTACCATCCAACAAATATCATCAGCATCTTGACAAACTCCATAAATATAATTGGAAATATAATAACTATTATCATTAATGATATCTGGACATCTTAAATATGTGTGTAAAAATCTACGCTTTTGTTCAGGATAACTTAATATGGAAGGTGCAAAATATCCAACATATTCTGGAAAAAATTTATATATACTTCCTGTTTGACATATATATCCAAACACATGTAAATATACAATTCCGTTTGTAATTATTACAAGTTTTGAGACAAATGACTCAAAATTATTGAGACAATACCCAAATACGGCGAGCAAAGATAAAATATATATTATTAAACTGGTATAATGATGAATAATCTTTTTATTTAAATGATCATAAAAGAATACATCTGATCTGTTTTTAGGAGGTAAATTAAAATTCAATATTTCGGTATCACAATTATAAAAAGGTTCATTTGTAATAGGATTTATTCCAGGAGGAACTCTTATATGAGTCCAATCTAAATTATTAAGGGGTGCATCTAATTTTTGTAATTCATTTGGATCTGTAATTGTGGCTTTTATGTTATGATATTTGTAATCATAAGTAAATGTAAAAGTATCTAAAGGGTTTGTCGAAAAATATTTTTTGAAATATGATAACATTTTTATAAAAATCTACTTAACATTTAAAATATTTTAATAACCTTAATCAATTTTTTATTAAATACATCTGATCACGTAACAGGACGCATAAATTTTAGCTTGTAAATAGTTTTCCCATTTGGTAATGTAATATATGGCAATGGCATTATATTAGTATCTTGTAATGCTTTTTTTTCTCGATCATCCCAAAATGTAGAATTGTATTCGGGTATAAATTGTCTGATATAATCATAATAATTTTGATTAATGGAATCTATATGTGTTTGTTTTATCCGTTGATTTTCTCGTGTTTTTCTTTCAAAATATTCAGTATAATTGATTGGTTCTTCAAAATCAATTATTAAATTAGTGTCTGTAATTAGAATTGTTGATTCTGGTTTAGTTTTGAGAACATCAATCTTGAGAAAAGTATTTTCAGGATATCCTAGAAAATCTGGAGCTGGTAATTCTAATATTTCTCCTTCTTGTAAAATAGAATAAAATTGTTGTAAATGCATTTGAAGGTAACTCTGATGATCATCTATTTCCAGAAATTTAGCATCATGTGCTCTTAATATTGTATGAACTCCTCTAGCTATTTCTTGGTTATGAAGCTTTAATCCTATTGAAATTGGTTCTCTAATATCTTTAACATCATTAATACCGAAATTTATTATCATTTTATTAAAAATACGATTAGGTAAATATGCTATATCAATATCATCAACAAAATCAGCAACTCCTAGAATATCATTTGTGCCATCAACTTGAAACATTAATGGATACACAATATTATCATATTTAGATAACTCCACCAAAATACTTGACGGTAATATTATTTTATTACTGTGCTCCAACCTATATTGTGATTCATACGAATGAAAATATGATAAAGGTAATCCTTTAATATTATCAAATGATATTAAACCATTTGCTCTAGTATAATACCCATACACATTAGGTTGTAAATGTGTTAATGTTGGAATACCTGAACCTGATACTGATGGATTATAATGCCCACCCGTATCTCTATACGTACCATAATAAGAACTTAAATTATCATCTTGCTCATCAGACATATTCTATTCTAATCTTCTAAATGAAATATATAAAAAAATATTAACTTAATTTATGATCAATTTTTATATTATTAATAGTGTTTATGAATCATCATCATCATCATCATTATCATTATCAACATCAACATCAAGTGTATTAGTATTAAAGCCAAGTAACTTTTGCTGATAAAATGATAAATGATTAGATTTCAACGTTGATACTTTTTCTAAATTGCAACCTGTGTCAGATATATAAATAATTTTACCTTGAAAAAACTTCTTTAAAAACTTAGTACATTCAGAACAAGGCTTAGCGTTTTGATATGTTATACCATTTGCTCCGAGCCTAACAACATACATAGTCATCCTCTTTAATTTTTTAAGCAGCTTGAGCGACTTTTCTCCCTTTATATCCTTTTTCCCGATCCCACAGTTTCATCACAGCCATCACCTCAGCATGAATTGAACAAATGGGAATCATAACACCAAGCGGATCCTTCAAAAAAGATCCACCATATGTATTGTAACCATCTGAAACTACACGACCATTGCCTACAATAACAACACCAGTTTGTTTGCTCATTGGTGATGCTGTAGCTACCGAAGCAGCTAACTCAAAATACTTCTTCTGTGTCTGACTTAAGTCATTAATTTTATCGTCATTTTTGAAACTTAACATTTTATTGATAATATTAATAAAAATATATATGTATATTCAATTTTATTATTTTTAATCATACCCTAATAATCTTAATAAGATTATTTAATAATCAAGATCTAGAAAATTAACTAGTTCATTTTTAAATGTTTTACTATTTTTCTCATCAATATTAAATGGATTTGTCTTAAAATTTTCACAAAATGTTTTAATTTCATCGTGTGTTCTTAATGTAAATGATAAACTAGGACATTCTAGATCAAGATCCCATTCATTTGTAATTTCACGATTAGTTTCAGAATCACCATACATGACCCACTTATCACTTGGACCCCAATGATAAATTTGTTTATCAACCCAAACACTATAATGTTCAAGATCACGTAGAGAACCACGTGAGTATAAATATTGAATAATTTCATCATGATGATCATCTACTTCAAAAGCGGGTTTTCTATGTTTAAGTTTGTCACCGATCAGTTTGAAAAGATCATTCTTCAAATGATGATTAAAAGAATACATTCTAAGTTTGTCATCCTTTTTAAACTGGATCACTCTCAGCAAACGTTTCTTGACTTGAACTTGCAAACCATGTTGTCTAATTTTTGGAAGTAAATATTGCTTATTCAACTCTTTCTTATCAATAGATGGATTTTTGTTCAAAACACTACTAATGATTTGATCAAGTTCTTTCATAGGTTCTTTACCCATTTTTTTTTGTAGCCTACGAATCTTTTCTGCGTGATCCATATTATTATTAAGTTTTCAGTATTTTATCTTTAATAAGAAAGTTTTATTTCAATTTTTTAGTTAATGCTCTAATATAAATTAGAAAAAATTTGAATATTTTACTTACTTACTTACCTACTTACTTACCTACTTACTTACTTACTTACTTACAACTAAAACAACTAGAACACTCTAGAAATTTGTTTTTGAAAGTTTTTGAAATTTTTTAAGAATATTCTAAATCCGATTACAACTAGAACACTCTAATATTTTTACTTTTTTGTTCTAGAAAGTTTTCAAAAAGTATTTATTCTAGGTATTTAATAGATCGTTTTACAGTTCTTTTTTTGACTCATGATACCCATCCGACTAATAAGATCGCACATAAATTGTCAAAAGTTTTCGGAAACTTTCGTAATCATCACGAATTTTAATCTTAATGTTAATTTAGAGTAGTCTAGTTTTTTAAGAATTATATCGTAAAATTGACGAAAATATCCGAAAGCTCTTGAATGTGTTATGTAAATATAACTAGATATAAAAATAAAATTTAAAAATATTTTTTAAAATGTTAAAGTTATTTAATTAATTTTTTAATTAATTTCAATCAACTTCTTCGACATCATCATGATCATGATTGCGTCCCAAGTCAGGCATTGACATATCTGGTGCACTATTATTACTTCCGCCGGCTTGTTGATACATCTTAGTAATAATAGGGTTACTAATTTGTTGACAATCCTTCATTTTCTTTTCATAAACATCAGCGTCTTCAATAGGATGACTATCTAACCATTTAAGAGTATTATCTACCATCATGGTTAATTTTTCTTTATCATCTTCGGACAAGACAGCTGATTTCTGAGGATCAGTTGTCATTTCTTTAATGTTATAAATGAAACCTTCTAGTTCATTGCGAGCTTGAACACGAGCTCTTTGTTTTTCGTCTTCATCTTTGAATTTCTCAGCATCATTAACCATTCTGTTAATTTCCTCTTTACTTAAACGCCCCTTATCATTAGTAATAGTAATCTTTTCAGATTTACCAGTACTTTTATCAACAGCACTAACATTTAAGATACCATTAGCATCAACTTCAAATGACACTTCAATTTGAGGAACACCTCTAGGAGCAGGAGGAATACCAGAAAGTTCAAATTTACCTAGTAGATTGTTATCACGAGTCATTGTACGTTCACCCTCAAAAACTTGAATCAATACACCAGGTTGATTATCAGCATAAGTCGTAAAAGTTTGTGTTTGTTTAGTCGGAATCGTCGTATTTCTCTTAATTAACGGAGTCATTACACCACCCGCCGTCTCTAACCCAAGAGATAATGGAGCAACATCCAATAGAAGAATATCCTTCATCTGAGCATTACCAGCCGCAGCACCTGATAAGATAGCCGCTTGAACAGCAGCACCATATGCAACAGCCTCATCTGGATTAATACTCTTATTTAACTCTTTACCATTAAAGTATTCGCTCAATAGTTTTTGAACCTTAGGAATTCTAGTAGATCCACCAACCAATACAACTTCATCTATTTGACCTTTATCAAGTTTAGCATCTCTTAGAGCCTTATCAACTGGATCTAATGTACTTCTAAAGAGATCTGAACATAATTCCTCAAAACGAGCACGAGTAATAGACGTATAGAAATCTTGACCCTCAAAAAGTGCATCAATTTCAATATTAGCAGTTGTTGATGATGATAAAGTTCTTTTGGCTCGTTCGCATGAAGTTCTTAATCGTCTTAGAGCTCTGGGATTAGTAGTTAAATCCTTACCTTTGTATTTTTTCTTAAATTCAGCTACGAAATTATTAACCATACGGTTGTCAAAATCCTCACCACCCAAATGAGTATCACCAGATGTAGAACGAACTTCTATAATGTGATCTTGAATAGATAATACAGAAACATCAAAAGTACCACCACCTAAATCAAAAATTAAAATGTTTCTCTCCTTACTATCACTAATTTTATCTAAACCATACGCAATAGCAGCAGCGGTAGGTTCATTAATAATACGAATAACATTTAAACCTGCAATAGCGCCGGCATCTTTAGTAGATTGTCGTTGACTATCATTGAAATATGCGGGTACTGTGATAACAGCGTTTTTAACTTCACAACCTAAATAATCTTCTGCGGTTTGTTTCATTTTCATTAAGACCATTGAAGAGATTTCTTCAGGTGTAAAACTTTTCTTTTCACCCTTAAATTCTACCTCAAATTTAGGTTTACCATTAACATTTAAAACCGTAAATGGCCAATGTTTCATATCAGATTGCAAACTAGCATCATTGAAATTACGTCCAATAGCCCGTTTAGCATCAAAAATAGTATTAGATGGATTCATGGCAACTTGTGCTAGAGCACCGTCACCAACTATTCTCTCATTATCATTAAATGCCACATATGATGGCGTTGTACGATTACCTTGATCATTCGCAATAATCTCAATCTTACCATGTTGGAATACACCAACAGCAGAATAAGTAGTACCTAAATCAATACCAATACACGGAGTTGTTGTTGACATTATTTAACTTATTTTAATAAATGGTTTTTACTTGAATAATTTAAACGCAACATAATACAACATCATTCAATTTTTTATTCAACCCCCTTTATTAACTACAAAAAAATTGAATCATACTCATACACATTTTTACTAATTACATTAACAATAAGATTATAGATTATTATGACTCTTATGTCTGATTCAAATAATTCACCTGAAGATCCAGAAGATGATCAATTCAATAAAAAAAATTATGAAAAACATTTTGATGACATTCTCAATCGTTTTATGGGTATTATACCATTATTAGCATACACTCCCGATTTATCTTTATATAAGGTCATAATAATATTGTTACCTATTATTATTATGATTATAAAACCTATTATTTCTAAATATCTTTTCAAGAAAAAAAGGGTTAATAACTCCTATAACTATAAATATATTTATAGATTTAATAAACTAAATGGTTGGACACGTAATGAAGTTTATGATCATCTTGAATCATATTTAGATCAAAAACTTAAAAATATGCAAGTTAACCATTGTTATTCTGATGAATCTGAATATAATACATACAAAGCTAAATTCTTATTACCATATGATAAACCAATTGTATTAACGTGGAATAATCATATATTAGAAATAACAAAAAATTTATCTGAATCTCTTAGTGGAGCTTCATCAGGTGGAGAAAAAAATAAAATTCCAATGATAACTATAATGACTAAATCCAGTTTAAATGTTATTGATAAATTCATTGAAGATGTGCAAAATAAACAACAAGATTTCGAAAAAAATAAAGCAAAAATTAAAAATCAAATTATGCAATATGATACCGAAAGCAAATCTTGGAAGCCTAAACCAATTAAAATCAAAAAAAATTTCTTAAACACTTTTCTCAAAGAAAACGATGTTGAACTTCTCAAAAGATCCATTAAATATTTTACTGAAAGTGAATCAGATTATGACAATCGAGGAATACCCTATAAAATAAGTTATCTTCTTTATGGAAAACCTGGATGTGGTAAAACATCATTTATTTATGCTGTAGCTAGAGAAACTAGTCGTAATATTTATATTATTCCTAGAGTTCCAGATGAAGAAAAATTAAGAAATGCAATTACTTTAATTCCAGATGGTTCTTTAGTAGTTGCAGAAGAAATTGACACTATTGAATCACTTAAACCTCGGAAAAAATCAGATGAAAAGCACAAAGCAAATATATCATCTCCTCTAGGATTTACTAAAATAGGACCCATTAACAATAAAGTTACTAAAAATGGAAGTGATAAAGGTGATAAAAATGATAAAGGTGATAAAGATGATTCTGATGACAGTAAAGCTATTAAAATATCATTTGATGATGATGATTTTTGTTCATATAGACGTGACAATTCATACGCTAAAGAAAAACTTAAAATTTATTTAGACATTCTTGATGGTTATGATTATTTTCGCGATTGTATTATCATTATGACAACAAACCATCTTGATGATATCGATGAAGCTGTTTATCGTCCTGGACGGGTTGATCATAAGATTGAATTTACATCTGCCGATCAATATCAAATTCAAAATATTTTTAAAATCTTTTACGATATTGAAGTTGGTCAAGATGATTTGGACAACATGGCTCTCAAAAATGTTACAACCAGCTATATCATCAATACAGCCATCAACCCAAATTTGGATGACCCGCAAAACGCTATCAATATTATTCTTGGTCTGAAAGATATATAATAAAAATATATCGAAAACACTCAACTTATACAAAAAAAAGTTTTTTATTTTTTTTTTTATTTATTTAATGGTTAAATAGATAGGTTAATAATATGTTTTTAATTCATGTTTAGTTTGACCGAAGGTGATAGTACGGGACCATCTCGATCTGTACATCTGGAATGCGAACAAACTGGATCCGAGCTCCAGGTGCGACACAGACATCCACCAGCACCATCGGAGTCTTGTGCAGCTTGACAAACTCATAGATAATGGTATCAAGCTTGTAGATGTGAATCTGAGCGCCATTGACAAATCCAGTCTCAAGAGTTGTGTGACTGATCTGATCGTCTCCGTAGCTCCACAGAATCATCGAGGTGTCACCATACGGAGTAATGAACTTCGCGACACCTATCACTGTTGCGCGCGATCCCACCAGATGTCTTGGGAAGTTTCGCTGTTGCTCTTGTGTGTTTGCTGTAGCATAGTGTGGGTTTCCTCGCTTGGGGTCAAATTTAAAGTCGTGGTTGTCACGAGTCTTCAGACCTGCTTCGCCTGCAAGTTCAAGAACATTATGACCAACTTCTGGTGGAACTTCAAATGAAGCAAAGACGACCTTGTCCTGAAGTTCACGAGGAACTCCGTGCGTGGCACTTGAGTCTTTGTGGTTCACATCGCGCCGTCGGCCTTCCTCAACATCTCGTGCAAACCTCTCTTTTGTGCACTTGATCTCATCGCTTGTCTTGAGAATGATCGATGGCGCAATACTCAACTTGTTCAGTGGAGTGCAACGTGTCAAGAGGATCGCGAAATCATTGGAATCAAGTGCACCAAAGAAGTTGATGATCCGTCGCAACAACGTTTCTCCCTTTATCTGCTTCTCAAGAGTCCATCCGCCAGTACCAGCGTTGTAGGCATCCAGATTCAACGACAGAATGTCATTGGCATTCCCAAAGAGCACATCAAGAAATGGGAAATTGCATCGTTCCCAGCGTTGCTGGGATAATAGAAACTTCAAACGACTCGCGGTGAATGACTTTCCAGTCCCTTGTTGTCCTGTCACAACAACAAAACGCTTAGACTTTCCAGAAACGGAGCCTGCAGACGGAAGAAGATCAATCAAAAGAGTTTCGCGGTCTGCTACAGTCACATGCGCTAACTCACGCCAATAGTCGCTATTATCACCATAGCTGAGATGACCCATGTCAATGCGATCAAATGTGTAAGTGACCGCGCTGAACCACTCAACAGCAATCTTGAGCCATTCTGAATGAGACCATTGACTCACAAGTGTTGCCTTCGAATTCTTTTCCAAGACATTCATGAACCAGTGACCAATCATCAACAGAATATTGGACTCGTTCCCATTGGCTCGAACGAGATCGAGTTGTTCACAAGCCTCTGCTCGCTTGAGACCTCGGTCACTGTTGCCATCGCCATCAATCTCTAGGTTGCATCCAAAACGCTGACACGATGCAAAGACAGCATTGGAATCATCCAGGAGAAGAACGTCAACCCCCAGCTTGCGCAAGGTGCTCATGATCCACGCTTTGATTTGCGCCGTCATTGCCGTGATCAGGAATGGATGGAGATTCATCTCCTCCAAAAGCACCTTGCCGATGCTGAAGATCTCAAAAAAATTGGAATCACACCCGAGTTCTTTCTTAATCATGTCGACGTTCTGGTTGCCAGTCAGGATCGGCACACAAATTCCCATTGAGTTCCCAAAATTCTTGAGAATCTCCAAAATGTATCCATGCTTCGGATCATTCAGAGTGCCGTCCCAATCACACAAGATTGGCAAAAGGGGATCCTCATCTGGAATCTTCTTGTTGAGTCTCTCAATCCAGCGCCCAAAGTACTTGGTGAACATCGTGTTCAGCTTTGACTGATAGAGCTCTGTCAAAGCATCGGTTGGTGCATGATTGGGCTTGTTCATCGTGTCAATGAAGGCGATCATCTCAAGAAGACTGTTTGAGTTTGTCTTCCACTTGGCAACCACTTCACCAACGTATTGTGGTGTGCCAGTAATCGTGTGTTCAACATCACCCATCACAATGGTCATCGTGCCGTCGCCGAATCGAAAGCAACCAAATTGCAACTCGATCAACTTCATGACAGCCGTAAGACCTCCTCGCAAGATGTCTCCAGAACACTTCTTGATCGCTGGACTTGCTTTGCGGAATGCATCCAGAACGTAGTTCAGGGTTTCCCTCTCATTGGAGGTTGGATTTGCCTTGACAGACAAATCCTCCAAGAAATCATACGTCATCTTGAACGACGCCGTGCGATCAAGCATCGAATGAAACCGATCAGTCATCTTCGCGGTTCCGAGATGCTCGGCATCACCAAGAGCTTCGTCGATGCCGATCATCATCTGCTTCAGATCGTTCAGATAACAGAAGATCTTGATCATCTCGGGCAATTGATTGAGAGTTGATGCACCATGGAAGAACTCCCAGAACATCAGCTTCCACTTGATAAAAGTGAAATACTCCCCATCAATGCGGGCAAAGGAAATCAAACCTTCTGGCATCTTGATCTCCTCTGGTGTCAGCATGTAGATCAAGGCGTTTGCCAACAGATCCGTATTCTTTGCCAAATCGCCCTTGCCAAAATCCATGCTCGCCGACTTGATCAAGTCACCGTAGACTTCCAGGAAAAACTTGGTATAGTCCATCTTCGGGCTCCCCTTTTGAGATCGAAATGCTGAAGTTGCCATGATTCCATAGCAAATGTTCAGCACATCCGCAAAAGTCGCATCCTTGATGAACTTGACACCGAGGATCCCCTCAATCAGTTCGAGGAGACGTTGGGGAATCGTCTCGTCATTGATCCGCCCAGCTGTCTGATCGCTCATGACGGCATACTCCTTGACATACCGTTCAATTTGCGCATGATCATGCAGCTGGAAGTATGGAACTCCGTTGTTGGAGCCAACACTTCCAGGCATGCTTCCCGGAATCACAACCTCTCCATAGGTCGTGATCGTGCTCGGGGCCTTCAAATTGCCAAGAGCCTCGGAGGCAAAAGCCTGAAAAGCCTCCAACAAGCCGACAATGATGGGTGTGCCCTCAGTCACATACCACTCGTCGACAATTTCCTTCACCAGAGCCTTGATCACCTCAATGTCCCTTGATTCAGAGACGCGGAAGATGTAGAGAGAGGTTCCGGCCGTGCTCCCGCAAATGTAGATGGATCCATTGGACAGCATTGAAATGCTGAGCCGGGCCAGAGAACCATCCATTTTGAAGGCAAATTGATGACGGATCGCCAAAATGCTTTTCAGACCCTCGAGACTGACCTTGCCGATGGCCTTCAGCAAATCTCCCAAATCTTGGGAACCCTTGCAATAGGATTCCAACGGGATCAGGTCAATCAAACGGAATGAGAAGTTGTTCTTCTTGAAGACAAAAGACATGCCCTGGTCCCGAAGAATTGTAGATGGATGATCAGTGTCAAACTGACCATACCGCAACTGCAAATTCAGGACAATGTAGTCATTGAAATATGAGATGTGCGTAAAGCAATACATCTCACTGAGTCGCTTGGCGACGTCCTCTTCAATTTCCCAGTTGGTTTTAGAGGTTCCAAACATTGCCTTGAACTTGTCCGGATCCATTTCCTCAAGATTGCGGACGGCGGCGCGTGAAGCTTGACGATAGAGCGCGTTCACGAAGGTCTCCAATGACTTCGAGACCGTCTCAATGTCCATGCCCAGTGCGAAGTCCTTCAGGATGAACCGTAAGAACTCCTTTGCAGCCCTCATCAGACAATGTTGGACATGCTCAGATGGCTTTTGTCCAAGTCTCTGGCGTTCCGCGATGTTTCCAATGGCGTCTTGAATCGCTTGGACCAGCTCTCGAAAAAGCTCTTCGGGAACGATGCCGGCGTTTGCGACCAGATTCTTGATCAAATCGTAATACTTAATAGTTGTTAATTCACTAGGAATCGGGTTGGTGGTACATGATTTTGTTGTCATGTTGTAATAAATAATATTTACCATTAAAATAATCAGTTTTTTTAAATAAATACCCCCAAAATGACTTTTTTTTACTTTTTTTCTCATTATGTAATTAAAAATGCCCTACAAACGCAATTCTAATAAAACTAAAAAACGTTCGCATAAAAAAGGAGGAAATAGACGTCGGACCAATGTCAAACGTGGAGGATCCCCTTTTCCACCAGAATATCATGGTTCTCAATCTGGACGTTATTTCCCCGAAAATGATCCTAAACTAGCTCTTGCTGATGGTGCTCATGGTAAAAGTATCGCTGTTTCATATGGTAATAATTTAGGTCCTGACATGGGACCATCTCCAGATGCTACTCAAACTCAAACAGGTGGTAGAGTCTCTTTGCCATCATCATATTTTGGTAGCGCTTCCGGACAAGGTGTTGAAAGTGTTAGCAACGCTTATGGTGATCATGTTGCCGTCTCTATGGGTCACACCAGAGGTAATACTGCTGGTCCCAATTTGGCCGTCTCACCAGATGCAACTGGAATACAAACTGGTGGAAAGAAAAAACTTTCCAAAAAAAGAAGCTCCAAAAGAAGTTCAAGAAAATAAAATTGAATATTCTATTAAGGATTAAGATTTAATATAAAAATATGAACCATTCACAACTTTTGCATGATCTTAATATAGTTATAAATTCACAAGATCATAATAAATTAACTACTTTTCTATATGATAATAAAAATTATTTACTTGACAATACTCAAATAGATAATAGTATCAACCATAGAGTTATCGCAAACATTTTAAATTTATCTTTATATAATCATTTTATTGATCAAGGTAATTGGTCAAATATAATTGCTGAAGTTAACATCCAATATCAACTTCAACAAATGTTAGATCAACCTATAAGTAATCCATCATGTAGAATAATGTGTGCTGTCATTGATGCTTTTAAATTATGTTACTCTATGACAATTCCAGTTCATACCAAAAGAATTTTAACACTCCTAAGTGATCATCAAATTTTAATGTTGATTTCACATTGGGTTTTAAATACACAAACAGATATATATGTACTCAAAAATAAGGGGTATCTATCTACAGATGACATTAAAGAAATATTAAATTTCACTCTAGATGGAACGGCAGCAAACTTGCATACAACATTTAAAAATATTAGATTCACTAAAGGACCTTTGCAAGATTGGTTTTTAACTCTACCAATCATTCACCCAAACATTAAAATGATTGATATTATGTGGTGTTATCAAGGTATGGGATGGGTTGCTAAATTAAGTGAATGTATTAAAGCTGACAATTCAAGAAAATTATTAATCAGAATGGATGGAGGATCAGATTGGAATAGTGTCAATTCAAATAATACATTCTTCCTAAATATTGATCCCACCAATTTTAACTTAGTCAATTGGTCTGAATTTTTAGATGCCGCACCACAAATATTAACAGATCAACCATCATTTAATCATCCAAATGTCATATCAGCACCTTAATCAACTTTATATAATTTATTTTGACTCTTACTTACAACTGGAATACTTTAAAATTTTTTCTTTTGTGTCCTAGAAAGTTTTTAAAAAGTATTATTCTAGATTCATCACAACTAGAATACTTTAAAATTTTTACTTTTGTGTCCTAGAAAGTTTTTAAAAAGTATTATTCTAGATTCATCACAACTAGAATACTTTAAAATTTTTACTTTTGTGTCCTAGAAAGTTTTTAAAAAGTATTATTCCAGTTACTATCACAACTAGAACAATCTAGAATTTTTACTTTTGTGTCCTAGAAAGTTTTTAAAAAGTATTATTCTAGATTCATCACAACTAGAATACTTTAAAATTTTTACTTTTGTGTCCTAGAAAGTTTTTAAAAAGTATTATTCCAGTTACTATTACAACTAGAACAATCTAAAATTTTTACTTTGTTTATCTAGAAAGTTTTTAAAAAGTATTATTCCAGTTACTATCACAACTAGAACAATCTAAAATTTTTACTTTTGTGTCCTGGAAAGTTTTTAAAAAGTATTATTCCAGTTACTATCACAACTAGAACAATCTAGAATTTTTACTTTTGTGTCCTGGAAAGTTTTTAAAAAGTATTATTCCAGTTACTATTACAACTAGAACAATCTAAATTTTTTACTTTGTTTATCTAGAAAGTTTTTAAAAAATATTATTCCAGTTATTATTGCAACTAGAACAATCTAGAATTTTTACTTTTGTGTCCTGGAAAGTTTTTAAAAAGTATTATTCCAGTTACTATTACAACTAGAACAATCTAGAATTTTTACTTTTGTGTCCTGGAAAGTTTTTAAAAAGTATTATTCCAGTTACTATTACAACTAGAACAATCTAGAATTTTTACTTTTGTGTCCTGGAAAGTTTTTAAAAAGTATTATTCCAGTTACTATTACAACTAGAACAATCTAGAATTTTTACTTTTGTGTCCTGGAAAGTTTTTAAAAAGTATTATTCCAGTTACTATTACAACTAGAATACTTTAAAATTTTTACTTTGTTTATCTAGAAAGTTTTCAAAAAATATTATTCCAGTTATTATTACAACTAGAATACTTTAAAATTTTTACTTTTGTGACCTGGAAAGTTTTTTAAAAGTATTATTCCAGTTATTATTACAACTAGAATACTTTAAAATTTTTACTTTTGTGACCTGGAAAGTTTTTTAAAAGTATTATTCCAGTTACTATTACAACTAGAACAATCTAGAATTTTTACTTTGTTTATCTAGAAAGTTTTTAAAAAGTATTATTCCAGTTACTATTACAACTAGAACAATCTAAAATTTTTACTTTGTTTATCTAGAAAGTTTTTAAAAAGTATTATTCCAGTTACTATTACAACTGGAACAATCTAGAATTTTTACTTTGTTTATCTAGAAAGTTTTTAAAAAGTATTATTCCAGTTACTATTACAACTAGAACAATCTAGAATTTTTACTTTGTTTATCTAGAAAGTTTTTAAAAAGTATTATTCCAGTTACTATTACAACTAGAACAATCTAGAATTTTTACTTTGTTTATCTAGAAAGTTTTTAAAAAATATTATTCCAGTTATTATTACAACTAGAATACTTTAAAATTTTTACTTTTGTGACCTGGAAAGTTTTTAAAAAGTATTATTCCAGTTACTATTACAACTAGAACAATCTAGAATTTTTACTTTTGTGTCCTGGAAAGTTTTTAAAAAGTATTATTCCAGTTACTATTACAACTAGAACAATCTAGAATTTTTACTTTTGTGTCCTGGAAAGTTTTTAAAAAGTATTATTCCAGTTACTATTACAACTAGAACAATCTAGAATTTTTACTTTGTTTATCTAGAAAGTTTTTAAAAAGTATTATTCCAGTTACTATTACAACTAGAACAATCTAAAATTTTTACTTTGTTTATCTAGAAAGTTTTTAAAAAGTATTATTCCAGTTACTATTACAACTGGAACAATCTAGAATTTTTACTTTTGTGTCCTGGAAAGTTTTTAAAAAGTATTATTCCAGTTACTATTACAACTAGAACAATCTAGAATTTTTACTTTTGTGTCCTGGAAAGTTTTTAAAAAGTATTATTCCAGTTACTATTACAACTAGAATACTTTAAAATTTTTACTTTGTTTATCTAGAAAGTTTTCAAAAAATATTATTCCAGTTATTATTACAACTAGAATACTTTAAAATTTTTACTTTTGTGACCTGGAAAGTTTTTTAAAAGTATTATTCCAGTTATTATTACAACTAGAATACTTTAAAATTTTTACTTTTGTGACCTGGAAAGTTTTTTAAAAGTATTATTCCAGTTACTATTACAACTAGAACAATCTAGAATTTTTACTTTTGTGTCCTGGAAAGTTTTTAAAAAGTATTATTCCAGTTACTATTACAACTAGAACAATCTAAAATTTTTACTTTGTTTATCTAGAAAGTTTTTAAAAAGTATTATTCCAGTTACTATTACAACTAGAACAATCTAGAATTTTTACTTTTGTGTCCTAGAAAGTTTTCAAAAAGTATTATTCCAGTTACTATTACAACTAGAATACTTTAAAATTTTTACTTTTGTGTCCTGGAAAGTTTTTAAAAAGTATTATTCCAGTTACTATTACAACTAGAACAATCTAGAATTTTTACTTTTGTGTCCTAGAAAGTTTTCAAAAAGTATTATTCCAGTTACTATTACAACTAGAATACTTTAAAATTTTTACTTTTGTGTCCTGGAAAGTTTTTAAAAAGTATTATTCCAGTTACTATTACAACTAGAACAATCTAAAATTTTTACTTTTGTGTCCTAGAAAGTTTTCCGTGATAAATAAATTGGTGATGGATAAATGAAAATTATCCAATTGGTTTGATAGTATAAATTACGAATGTTTTTTTGACTCATGATACCCCAAAGACTCAACCCCACCACTAAGACAAGGCATAAACTGTCAAGAGATTTCGGATGTTGTCGCAATTATTACTGATGTTTTCATTTCTAATAGATATTTCGTAAAAATCGCGATATACTCCGAATGCTTTTGAATGTGGTATGTGAATATAAACTGGAATACTCTATTTTTTCAATTAAAATTTACATCTTATTTTCTTGAAATAAGTTAAATGTCAATATCTATTCATCAATACAACATGTCTGAACAAAACCACCGAATTATATTAAAAAGGGCTGAAGAACTTTTCAATATGGTCGTCAAAGAAAATAAAAAACTCAAGGAAAAAATAACAAAACTAGAAAAAGAATTAGAACATAATAAAGTTTTATTATATTATAGTGACAATATTGATAAAAACAAAGATTATTATTTATGTCAAATTTGTATAGATAATCACAGAAATACCGTTTTATTACCATGTCGTCATTTCTTTTGTTCAGAATGTATTTCTAGATTAGAAAACTATGTATGTCCATACTGTCGCGAAGATATTGTAGGTGTATTTGAAGTTATTGTTTAATATTTAAATCCAATCATATAAAGATAAATCCCAATCAGATGTACGAACTTTTTCACCTAAACTTTTAGATCTTCTAATATTTGAATCATCAGTCTCACATACTATAATATAAGGATAAAAAACATACACATATGAAGTATATAGTAAATTAATCCTTTTTAAAGGGTCCATATCCCATGCTTTTCTAGCATCAGGAATAAATCCAATTAATTCTTTAAATATCGATGAATCAATCCCAATCGCAAAAGCACCTGGAATACTTCCTTTAGCCGTCAAATAACCATCATAATAAATACATCTTTCTTTTAATCTCCATTTATGCATACTGGTACCAAAATATAATAATTTCCAGTTATTTGGTATTTTTCCTATTCTGTTTTTAAATGTTTCTTTAAAGTTTAAGTGAAAAACAGCATCATCCTCAAGTATTAATATTTTTTTATAATTTTGTTTAACAGACCACACTAACACTTTCAAAGCCGATAAAAGAATCCCTAAAGCACCTGGATTCTCAAAAAACCCCTGAGTTATGTGTTTATTATGATACATACTTAAATATGGTTCATTATAACCATTAATAGCTTCAACAAATTCATAATTAGATATTCCAGCTTTACTCAACCTTTTAATCATTTTTTCTTTACGATCACTTCTTTTTTTTAAATTTATAATAAAAATACGATCAAAATACTTATTAATATCAATATCAATGTTCATATCAATAACTTTTATTATTATTTTGTCAAATAAAATTTCAAAAGATTGAACGACAAATTACATAAAAAATTCGCATAAAAATATATAATTAAATGACAATTTTTAAGATTAATATTATATTTATCAATGGAAAATCATATAATTCGGATGAACTTGATAAATTAATTACTTTTTTTGAAAATATAAAAAGTGAATTAATATTTAACATATGGGATTTTCAGTTGGATAATACTATTTTAACTAAACAAGCCATTAGTCAAATTTTATATGATAGGATTCTCAAAGAAATAGATAATCAATATATTTTAATAGGAGATATACAAACTAGTTATATTGTTGGTCAAATAACTAATTTAGCTTGTAAAAAAAATTTAATGAAACCCATTGGTTTAATTGCATTTGACAGTGTAATAACACATAATTTCGTAGAATCAAATATATTTTATATATCAATACCACTTAGAAATATTATTAATGGTAATAATAGTATTATCTATGATCTTTTTAGAACTTTTGCATGTTCCATAAATAATTCTCTAGCTTTGGCGTGATCAACTATTGGTTGCGGATATTTAATAGTAGGATGATCAATATATTTAATATACCATGCATGAATATCTTTGTTTGGTACACTATTTAGTTCAGGTATCCATTTCTTGACATATTCGCAATCACTATCGTATTTTTCCCCTTGACTCCATGGATTAAAAATTCTAAAATATGGTTGAGCATCTGTACCGGAACCGAAAGACCATTGCCAGCCACCATTATTTGCGGAAATATTATAATCTATTAATTTGGTTGCGAAATATTTTTCACCCCATCTCCAATCTATTAAGAGATGTTTTGTTAAAAAGGATGCCACAATCATTCTTGCACGATTATGCATAAATCCAGTTGTATTCAACTGTCTCATTGCCGCATCAACAACTGGATATCCAGTTTGACCTTCACACCATTTTGTAAATTCTTTTTTATCATTTCTCCATTTAATTTTAGAAAATTCTGGTTTAAAAGGACCACCTACAACATGTGGAAAATAATATAACACATTATAATAAAAATCCCTCCAATATAATTCTTTAATATATGTATTAGTTTTACCTAGGACAGATACTGCATGATGATACACCTCTCTTATTGATAAAACACCTAAATTAAGTGCTCCAGATAAATGACTGGTTTGATATGTTAATTGATCTCTTTTGGATGCATAATGTGTTTGATCTTTTAATAATTTTAATTTTAATAGAGCGTTTGATCGACCTCCTTTCACATTAGCATGTGGGTTAGCTTTAAAAAAACTTCTAACTTTATCTTCTTTAATACATAAACTTTTTATTTTATCTGGTATTGAAGATGATTTTAATAAACTAGGCTTATCCAATACAGGTTGCATCACTTTAATATTTTTAACATTGTTGTAAAAAGGTGTATATACCTTATATGGTTGATCACTATTAGGACTTTTAGTAGCACCTTCTAGAATATTTACTAAAAGATGATCTTCTTTATTAATTATTTTTATCTGATGTTTCTTAGCCCAATCTTCAATAGCTTGATCTCTTTTTTTTGAATATGGAGAATAATCTACATTAAATCCAAGAGTTTTAATCTGAGATATTTTATGAATTTTTTCTAATGTTGCTATAATATCACCATAACATATCAATAGATCACCACCAAGAGATTGATAATTTTTTTGTAATTCCAATAAGGATTCTGATAAATATTCTACTAAATTATCGGAAAAATAAGGGTTCTTCTGGGGATCAATTTGCTCCGGAGTATAAATAAATAATGGTAAAACATTTTTCATAGCTAGTAAAGTAGTATTATCTTGACATCTTATATCACGTCTATGTATAAAAATATTCATTTAAAATATTAAAATATTAAAATATTAAATTTTTTAATTTTATAAAGTAATTAAATCAATTTTAATGTTTTAGTCATTACATCGAAGCTAGTTGAATCTGAAAACCATATAGAATATTCTTCACTTATAATATTGAATAAATAATTATGGAACTCATCAATTAGTGATTGATTATTTTTAATTAACTGGAACATTTTAATGTATGTTGAATTAAATTCAGGTAGCAAATAAAGACTTATATAAGTCTTATCAGGAGTTTGATTTACAATTTTAAATATGGCTAATCTAAATACATGTGGAGAAACTGATAATATTTTATTAATTGTATTTTGATCTTTTTGAATCAGATTAAAATATTTTAAATTTTCAATTAATTCATTACATGTGTGTTTTAATGATTTGTCCAATGGTATCGGATTTATTACTAAAGATTGTGTTGATTCATTAATAATACTTTCTAATGGCTTTAGACATTCAGCACATATTTTCATATCTGGGTGTAGTGTGTTAGATAAATGTGTGTCATAATAACATTTTCGACAATAATAATGATTACATTTCATTTTAATTGTTTCATACATATTAAAATCACAGTAACATTGAGGACAACTTATAGATGTTTTTATTGTTTCATCACTAACTATAATAATGTCATCTTCTTCTGGGTTAGACTGACGTTTGTGTCTAAAACATTTTATAAAACTCATTATACACCCCATTTTTATATATATGAATAGAAATCAATTTTATTGGTGTAATGTGATAACACAATGATAAATTATTAAAATTGATTTGAAAAACTTTTATTAAATTAAATATGCAAAAAATTAAATTAGCCATTGTGGGAAGTCGTGAGTTTAATGATTATAAACTCTTAGAAAAATCAACTGATTCTTATTTAGAAGAAATTCAAAAATTATTTTCTAAAGGTTCCGATCCAGGTCAAAATGAAGGTCAAGATGAATTTGAAATAATAATTGTTTCTGGAGGTGCTAGAGGTGCCGATTCTATCGCTGAAAAATACGCTAAAAATAAAAAATATCAAACCGAAATATATCCAGTTACACCTCAACAATGGAAAGATTTAGGAAAAATAGCTGGAATTTTAAGAAATACTGAAATAGTTAATGCAAGTGATTATATGATTGCCTTTCCGAGTGAAACTAGCAAAGGGACCCTTGATAGTATTAAAAAAATGAAAATTAAAAATGGTAATGTTAAAATCATTAAATATGATCAAGATGTGTGAAAGATGTTCAGGATAAAATTATAGATAATTTTGTTGAACTATTTTGTTCCGTCCATGTTATTATAACTGATCCAAGTAAAATTAATAAAATACCAATTATTTCTTTAATACCTAAATCACTACCAAATAATAAAGCGGCAAACACTGTAATACCTACTAACTCTAATCCCATAATTGCTTGAAAATAACCTGGATTTCTAAATTTCAAAAATGCAACACCATATCCATAATAGTGAGTTATATAACTCATGAAACCACCTAGAACAACTAACAAAATAAACCTATAATCTGTTAATATTTTTTTATTAAATACTACAAAGTTTTTTGGATCATTATTCCAATAACGTAACGTCAAAAATCCTATCATAATCACATGAAGCCATATCAAAAATAAAGCACTATCATATCCATCTAAATCCATACGTTTCATAATTAAATGATAAATTATACTAGAAAATACACTCAAAAATGCTAATTGTATATACGACGTCATTTTTATTAATCTCAAAGATAAAAAATAAAATTACTAATTACTATTTACTATATTAAAATCAAAATTTCCCATATAGATTAAAAGCACCTATACCAGAACTAGATTTGTCTTTTCTATCAACATTTCTTCTAGTTATAGTACCATTTTTATAAATTATAATATCTTCATAACCACCAAAAGTATATTTGCGATATGAAATTGAACCATCCTTATTAACTATTTTATGTCTATTAATATAATCTGGTTCTTTTGTAATAATTTTGCGATGTGTTACAGAACCATCTGGATGATCAATAATTTTTTGTTCAACTTTAGTCAAAGTATCAACATTTTTCAAATCATCTATCACTTGTTGACATTGTTGTGATACAGACCCATCAGTATGATAAATACTATTTTTGACAATATATGCTCTTGATTTATCCCTTAAATCACTAAAAAATCCACTGGTTTTAGGTTTAATAAAAACTCTACGCTGTTGCATCACTGAACCATCTGGATAATAAGTAACATTTCTCTGATTTCTAATCACATCTGAATCCATATCTGGTTTAGTAGTTACTTTACGTTGTTGTGTTACAGAACCATCTGGATGATATGTAACATTTCTCTGATTTCTAATCACATCTGAATCCATATCTAAAGGATCAACTAAAGGATTAACTAAAGGATCAACAGATGGACTTTTAGGTTTAGTAGTTACTCTACGTTGTTGTGTCACAGAACCATCTGGATGATAAATTACATTCCTCTGGTTTCTAATAATATTTGAATCAGCATCTAGATCTGATTCCACACGGGATTTATATATAGTTGGAGGTTTGACAGCACTAATAAAGTTATCAATTGAATCATGTAACAATGTTCTATAACTTCTGGGATGACTACTAGGATATTTAATAGAACTGGTACTAAAACAAGTACTAGAATCAGTATCAATTTGTTGAGGTAAATCTACAAAGTTGGTGTAGGTGCCAATGATAATTTGACCGCATCCGATGCATTTACTGTGTAAAGCATCATAAGGAGTCAAATTATCGGGGTGATCGTGACGTAAATGGCATGTCATTTTGAAATTCAAAATGGTATGCTTTATAACAAGATTCTTTAAAAATTAATCAAACGCAAAAAATTGAACACATATATCCACCTCATAAAATAATTAAATTAATGCTCACTGATTCAGATAAATGGTATTTTTATACCGGAATTAACGTAAATATACACTATCATTTTCAACCTAGACCTACATTTGATATAAAATTCTTAATTGATAATAAGATTAATAATGTTGTTAATAGTGTTATAAATAATAGTGTTATAAAGCTAAACCATAGGGATAAATTTTTTAGAATTGTATTAATACCATTCAATACTAGATATGAAATTTTTAAGTGTCTCGGAACGGAATGTTTAATTGGGACTGATAATATTAATATTATAATGAGTGATAAGTATGATTTATTTGATATTAAAACTATTGAAAAATTTAGATTATATTCGCAAATTAATAGTAAATATATAGAATTAGCTTTCAATTACGGCAAACTTGAACTTTTGAAATTTTTGAGAAAATCTGATTTATTAAACGAAAAAAAGTTTGATATTGCAAGATGTATAAGTTATGCTTCTCAAAAAGGATATTGTAATATATTAAATTGGTTAAAAAATGCTGGGATACAATTAAAATATGATGAGACGGCACTGGATTGGGCATCCGAGCGTGGACATATTAATGTTCTAGAATGGTGGAAAAATAGTGGATTACCTTTAAAATATTCCAAATCAGTATTGGATTATGCTTCACTAAGCTCACAGGTTGATGTACTTGAATGGTGGTTCAATAGTGGATTAAAGCTCGAATATAGTGAAACTGCATTTAGTTATCGTATGTATTTATTTTATAAGAATACTAGACATCTTGGTAATATATATTTTTGCAATCGTTATAGTTATTTGGATGTCTTAAAATGCTGGAAAAAATCTGGTTTGCATTTAATGCTAAATGTACCTGATATATTGGCAGACGCGTCCGAAAGAGGTGACGTGAATCTTTTAGAAGGGTTAAAAAATAGTGACATAAAATTAGAATATGATATAAGACCTTTAACTTATGCAACAAATAAAGGTCACATTAATGTTCTAGAATGGTGGAAAAACTCCGGGTTACCATTAAAATATGATAATACTGTTTGCATTGGTGCATTTTATAATTACAATAATGATGCTTTAGATTGGTGGAAAAACTCTGGGCTAGAATGTATAGTTATGGGATGTGTTTATAATCGAAAATAGTCTTGTATAATAAAATTAAAATATTTATTCATTTTTTAATTTTAGTATGTATTTTTTAATTTTAGTATGTATTTTTTAATAGAACCACGTAAAAAAATAATTCGTTTTGATGATATTAAAAACTTTTATGAAGATATTTTGATTTTGGTAGTAATTTTGCATCCAAAATATGATAGTCCATAATAATAATAGTTTTGCGTTTATTTATCTGTGTGCATTAGTATTTGTACTAAATAAAATTGATTATTTATAAATTGATATATTTTATTATATGCATGTTATTATAGTAAACCAATATAATTTGGACAAATATGATAAATCAGGATTAGTTGATAAAATTATTATTGATCCAAAACAATTACATGATGTGGCAAAGCTTCAAACAGGATGTTATTCTATTATGAAATTTAGAATAGCTATTAAAACATCTAGAAAATCATGTTTCATTTTGAGTGACAGTTATGATTTATATAACTATAGAACAATTGAAAAATTTAACTTCAAAATCACACGCCCCTATATTCATGGATTATGCGTTAATAAAAGAATTGATACAATTAATTACCTAAAAAACACTAATAATATACCCACATATCTAGATTATAATACAATTATGGATGCTGCACTCATAGGGGATATTAATATTTTAGAATGGTGGGGAAATATGATAAAACCTCCTGGTTATACTGATAGTATGTTAGATCTAGCATCTAGACATTGTAATATTAATGTGTTAGATGCATGGAAAAATTCAAATTATCCACTTAAATATTCTGAAATGACGTTGGATTATGCCGCTAATTATGTTGTTGCTGAATGGTGGTTTAATAGTGGATTACCTTTAAAATATACTGAAAAAGTATTTATAAATGCATGCAGGAGTGGACTGATTCATTATTTAGACTTTTGGGAAAATTCAGGCGTACCATTTATATATCCTGAAAAATTATTAAAATATATTGTTGAAAATAATGTTAGAGAATGGTGGAATCGTCATAGGAAAAAGTTATTAAGACATCAAAATTAAATTTGATATTAAATTTGATACTAAATTACATTATAAAAATTGAAATGTTTTTTTTTATTTTATTTATTAAATTACAGCATTTATGACATGTTATTTTGTTAATACTAATGAACAAGATAGATCACCACTTCATTTGTCATATTCTCATATAGTGTTTCACGATGGCTTAAATAATATATTAGAATATGGACACAATTGTGAGGGAGAACAACTAGCAAATATTGTCAATGAAAAATGGGGATTTTTATGTTATAACCTACAAAATTTGGGACGGGATGTACATTTAGAATCTTATATTAGATTTGCGATCATACCACCTGATGCAATATTAGAAAAGAATGATTATGATTACTCCATTGTGACTGATAAAGTAATTCTTACCAAGAAGTATCATTTATATTCTCCTAAAATAGTTAAATTTTTAATTAAAAATAATATAAATCTCACTCAATATTTTATTGAGAATATTTGCTCTGAAGGTTGTCTAGAATCTTTACAAATAATCAAGGACAACAATATTCCTTTTGATTGTTCAGAATTATTATATGTAGCATCTAAAGCATGTCACGTTGATGTTTTAGAGTGGATAAAAAATTTAGGATTACCACTACAATATTCTGCTAAAATCTTAGATTGGTATGATGTGATGAGGGGAAATAGTCCAGATACATCTCAAACTCTAGTTTTGTGTTACCAAGACCACGATACACCTAGACCTAAACCATGTCAAAAAAATTTTATAAAGGTTTTTGAGTGGTGGTTGAATAGTGGATTAGAATTAAAATATTCTGAACAGCTATTAAGTACCGCATCACACAATGGTCATGTTGAAGTTTTACAATGGTGGAAAGATAGCGGATTGCCACTAAAATACGATGAAAGTACATTAGATAACGCCTCATCAAATGATCACATTGATGTGTTAAACTGGTGGATTAATAGTAAATTACCTTTGAAATATAGCGAATGTGGGATTAATATGGCTAGTGGTAATGATTGTATTGATGTATTAAACTGGTGGGTCAAAAGTGGATTACCTTTGAAATATTCAGAACTCGCAATGAGTAATGCATGTCATTCTTTCATAGGTGTTGATATATTAAACTGGTGGGTTAATAGTGGATTACCACTAAAATATAATGAAGATGCAATGGACTCAGCATCGATGATGAGTAATATTAATGTTCTAGAATGGTGGAAAAACTCTAGATTACCACTAAAATATTCAGAATTGAGCTCACCAGATGCAAATTTTCAGGAGGTTTCAGAATGGTGGAAAAATTCTGGATTACCTCTCAAATAAAAATAAAAAACCAATGTCATTAATATTGCATTATTACATTTTTTATTTTTTTTCAGATTTACACTTAAAATTAAAAATTGATTAAAAATATTATACTTTGATAATGCATATTACATACTGCATAACATGTATATATTTTTAATTAAAAAAAGAAATGACAGTGATATTTCAATTTCATATAATACAGGATCAAATGTATACAAGGAATACAAGGAATACACTTACACTATTACTAAAACATTTATTAAAAACATAATTACAAATTTTAGCGATCTACCAAAAATATTTAATATACATTCTCATAATATTCCAATATGGTTTAGAGTTTTCACATCTTCAACTATAAATAAAGGTACTGATGTAGTAGTATATAATAAATTCCCTATTATTTTAAGTGAACTTTATAATTTATTTGATCTGAAAACAATAAAGAAGTTTAATTTAGAAAAATATATTAATAGGATGTATGTATGTATGATTTGCGAACATAACAAACTGGATACATTAAAATATTTGCATAAAAATGATTTATTAAACTTAAATTATCAAGCGGATCCTTCACGCAAATATGATTATAATTTATATCCGATGGATTTTGCAAGTAAAGGTGGTAATGTAAATGTACTTAACTGGTGGATAAAAAGTGGATTACCTATACAGTATTCTGAGAATGCATTAAAAGGAGCATCGGCAAATGGTCATGTACATGTTCTAGAATGGTGGAAAAATTCTGGATTAAAACTACAATATTCTAGTTGGACATTAAATAGTATAGCACATACTAAAAATACCGGACAAATCAATTCTCTAGAATGGTGGAAAAACTCTGGATTACACTTGCTATATCACTCAGATTCAATGGATCAAGCATCATATAATGATCGAATTGATATACTTGAATGGTGGAAAAATTCAGGATTACCATTAAAATATTCAAGTTTTTCAATTGATCAGGCATTTGAAACTGGGTGCACCCGGACTCTAAAATGGTGGTTGGAATCTGGATTACCATTAAAAATGCAGGAATATTCTATTGATGATTTTACACTCTTGAAGATTTAAAATGGGATTGTATTATCTTTATTTTTCACATAATAAAAATTGAATGTTTTAAGACTAGATTATATATTCACAATGAAGATCCTTCTATTGTGTAATACAACAGATCATATATATAAAACAGAATTAAATCTACTTGAAATAGGTCCATATAAAAGTTCATATATTGTTGAACTAAAAGATATAGAAGCATGTTATCAAATTAATCGTGAATTAAAATGGTTTAGAATTGTAATGATGCCAAATTATGCTGACGCTGCTACTATTAAAAACATTAAAATGAATTTTAATCTAAGTTTATCAGAAAAATTTCGTCAAAAAATATTTTTGGGAGAAAGATATAATCTGTTTGATCCAGAGACAATTAAAAAGTTTGATTTGGGTAAATATATATCATCATTATATGTTAGTATAATTTGTGAAAACAAAAGGATAGATACATTAGAATATTTACATAAAAATAATTTATTAACCAATGATCGCAATTTATGTTCTCTAGATATTACATCATATTTTGATATATATATTGATGTTTTAGAATGGTGGAAAAAATCAGGGTTATCATTAATATATTCCGAAAAAATACTGGATAGTGCATCTGAATATGGTTATATTAATGTACTTAAATGGTGGTTTAATAGTGGTTTACCTTTGAAATATTCTGACAATGCAATAGATGGTGCATCTCAAATGGGACATATTGATGTACTAGAATTGTGGAAAAATTCAGAATTAGAACTAAAATATTCTAGTTGGGCTTTGGACGGTGCATCTGCTAATTCTCATATTGATGTATTAGAATGGTGGAAAAATAGTGGATTGGAATTAAAATATAGTTTTTTAACAACCAACTTAGCTTCTGATAATGGACATATTAATGTTTTAAATTGGTGGCATGATAGTAAATTAAAATTTAGATATAATTATGGTATATTATATAATTTATTACAAAGTGATACTAATGATACTAATGATGAAATTATTGAATGGTGGAAACAATCAAGGTATATGATAGTGTATCCTCAATAAATATAAAATATTTACATCTCATTAAGAATTATCTAGAACTATCAATAATTATTTTTTTTATTAATAGTGTAAAATACTGTAAAAGTATTAATAAAAATATAATTTAACCAGTTGTAAAATATAATAAATTAATAGTTCAAATGTATATATTGTATACGAGTGATAATGCCACACGAGTTATACACAATGATGATAATGGTTACTGGGGATATAATTATTATGATATTATTACAAATGCTAATTGGTTTTGCGATAGTGATAAGTATTGTAGGGTATATTTGGCAACAGCACGTCCAGCCTTCTCTGATAATAATAAACGTAATAAAATAATATTGAGTGATTCTTTTGCATTATATGATATTAAAGTGATTACTAAGATGATTAAAAAATTTAATTTTGAAATAACAGCAAAATATGTTTCTAAATGTTGTAAATGTGGTTACATAGACATTTTAGAATATTTGTTACGTATTAATAAATTAATAGATTATTCTGGTAATTATGATGATTGTGGGTTAGTTATGGATGTGGCTAATGTTAAAACACTTGAATGGTGGAAAAATGCTGGAATGCCATTAAAATATACTAATAATGCGATAGATTTAGCGTCTCGTAATGGTAATTTGGATGTTTTAGATTGGTGGAAAAACTCTGGATTACTTTTAAAATATTCTGAAAAAACATTGGATTCCGCATCAGAATACAGTCGCATAAATGTTTTAGAATGGTGGAAAAACTCTGGATTACCTTTAAAATATTCTGAAGTAGCATTGGATTTCCCTTCTCGAAATGGTAATTTAGATGTTTTAAATTGGTGGAAAAACTCTGGATTACCTTTAAAATGTAATGAATATTTATTAAATAGTATATCATCTATGGGTGGTATTGATATACTAGAATGGTTGTCAAATAGTGGTTTAACATTTAAGTATTCTGAGGATGCCATTGATAATGCATCATCTAGTGGGTATATTAATGTTCTAGAATGGTGGCTCAATAGTGGTTTAGAATTAAAATATACTGAAAAGGCAATTGATAATGCATCATCAAAAGGACTTATTAATGTTCTAGAATGGTGGCTTAACAGTGGTTTGGAATTAAAATATTCTGAAAAGGCTATTGATAATGCATCATCTAATGGATATATTGATGTTCTAGATTTATGGGTTAATAGTGGTTTGGAATTAAAATATTCTGAAAAGGCTATTGATAATGCATCATCTAATGGATATATTGATGTTCTAGATTTATGGGTTAATAGTGGTTTGGAATTAAAATATTCTGAGATGGCTTTATACACACACATTAAAAATAATAACATTGATATTATAACATGGTGGTGTAATAGCAAATTACCCTTAAAATATAATATAAAATATGCGTGTATTATAGAGGAATACTTATAAATGTTGAAATGTTAAAATTTTTAATTTAACGGGAACATATATTTCTTAAAATATGTATATAAAAATTACTAGTAATTCAAATAATTGTGGTATAGACATGTATAAAAAATCAGATTTTATACATCATAAAGATCAAAATAAATTAAAATATTTCGATGCTTATTATGGTTCTACTCCACATATAGCTATTATAATAATACCATCAAGTTCTATTTCTAGACATACATTGTATTACAGAAATAATAATTATTCGCACCGTTGTATAGAAACTATTGTTAGTGATGGATATAGCTTATTTGCTGCAAAAACTATTAAAAAATTCAATCTTATAAATTCACTGACTGAAAAGTGATTTTGTTTTACATCTTTATTTTTTTACATTTTTAAGTTTAGGTTATTTGTCATATAATTAAATTGAACTGACAAATATCTAAAATATAATAATTAACAATGTATTTTGTAACAACATTCAATAATAATAACGAAAAAACACTTAAAACTGGATTAAACACACGCAAATTAAATCCAGATGACAACTATTATTCTAACCCTTATCTTATTCAATATAATTTCTGTACTGCTAAATTCCTTATTTTTTACCCTTTAAAATATATCAGTCAGATAATAGATGATTGTGATAAATCTATCCAATTTGTAATAATACCTCATGATGCCCGTGTTGTTGGTGTGAGTTATAAATATGTTAGACAGTATCGTATCGAAATTAAAGGTTGTATAACGGCAAATAAATTTATTTTGAGTAAAAAATATAGCATGTCTGATGTTAAAATAATTGAAAAGTTCAAAATTGAAATAGGTTACAATTATGTTACTAGTTTATGCGAATCTGGAAAACTAAATATTCTAGATTATTTATTTAAACATAACAAAATTACAGAATATCACGATATTTCATTAGATTTGGCATCCCGTAATGATCATATTAATATATTAGAATGGTGGTATAATAGTGGATTACCTTTGCCTTTGAAATGCTCTGAACGAGCATTAGAATTGGCTTCCGCAAAAGGACATGTTAATATACTAGAGTGGTGGAAAAAATCTGGATTACCATTAGAATATGATGAAAATGTATTAAGATATGCGTCTAATAATAAAAATATTAATGTTTTAGATTGGTGGTTGAACAGTGGATTACCTTTAAAATATTCTGAAAAAATATTAAATGATATATTAGTTTTTGGAGGGATCGATGTTTTGAGATGGTGGTTTAACAGTAAACTACTTCTCAAATATCCTGAATATTCTCAATCAAAATTAAATGATGCTTCTGTTTATGATGATCCTAACAAATTATCAAAAATTGTTCGCAAAATGTACAACGGACGACTTTGAAAATTTTAATTAGTATTCATTTTAATCTGAAATATATCTAACCTCTAACCTCTAACCTCTAAAATATTCTGTGAGGTGTATAAAAAATTGAATATGGATATTATGAACTATTATAATATTCATGTATTTTATTAGAACATGTAATGATGATAATGTTTATAAAACTGGATTAAATATTAATATGGACGGGATATATTTGTATCCTTTTAAAAATATTGAATATTATTATATGATGCATCATAATAATAAAGACGCTTCAATGAGAATTGCATATATTTCTACTAATGATTGTAAAAAGATAATTGATTATGATTTTTATGGTAATTATATAAAAGTGTGTAAATGTATTTTGAGTAAAAGGTATGTTTTGTCTGATATAAAAACTATTAAAAAATTTAATCTGAAAATAACTGAAGCTTACATTGATAATCTATGTAAAATTGGTAAAATAAGTACACTACAGTATCTATATAAAAATAAAAAAATTAAAGAATGTTCTCCTGGAGCTTTAGGTATAGCATCTGAATATAGTAAAGTTGCAGTTCTAGAATGGTGGAAAAAATCTGGATTACCTTTAAAATATTCAGAAGAACCACTAGATTGGGCATCTGAATATGGTAATGTTGTTGTTCTAGAATGGTGGTTTAATAGTGGATTAGAATTAAAATATTCTGAAAATGCATTAAACCGGGCATCTAAAAATGGTTATCTCAGTGTTCTAGAATGGTGGAAAAACTCTGGATTAGAATTAAAATATTCTCAAAATGCATTAAACCGTGCATCATATAATGGTCATGTTGATGTTCTAGAATGGTGGAAAAACTCTGGATTAGAATTAAAATATGATAACCCACATAATTGTAGTATTAATGTTTTGGAATGGTGGGTTACTCAGTAAGTATTATCAATATACTTCGCGACAGTATATTAATCAAGTAATTCGTGAGCATAATAGTCGTAAGAATCGCAAGAATCGCAAGAATCGTAGAAAAAATAAAAATTGAATTGTAATTTAATTCTATTAATTTTTATTAATTTTTATTAAAAATCAATGTATATATTACTATTCTTAAGTCAAACACAAAAAGAAAAAGAAAACTTATATACTCCAGAATTATATCCAGTAATGTGTCCAAATAATTATATGTCATATAAAAAATCTGATAATGATTTAATTATCGAAGTAAATAAATTAGAACATATTTTGGATAATGACATTGGGGTTCAAAAATTTAGGTTAGTATTTCTAATAAATAATAATAATTTGAAAAAGCATGTTGTAGAAGGAGATGGTTTCGAGTATTACACCTGCGATAAATTTATAATTGGTGAAGAATACAATTTTTTTGATCTTAAAATTCTTCGTAAACTTATAAATACTAATAAATATGAAATTACAAAAAAATGTATTTCTACAATTTCATCTTTTAATTATATAAATATATTGGATTACTTGAATAAAAATAATAAATTAAGTAATTGTACAAGTGTAATATTAGATTGTGCATCAAAAAATGGTCATGTAAATGTTTTAGATTGGTTTATGTATAATCTGTTACCAATTGAATATACTGAAAATGCATTGTGTTGGGCTTCCGAAAATGGTTACATAAATGTTCTTGAATGGTGGAAAAATAGTGGGTTAAAGTTAAAGTATAATGGAGATGCATTATGTAATGCATCTGCCAAAGGTCATATTGATGTTTTGGAATGGTGGAAAAATAGCGGGTTAGAACTAAGCTATTCTATTTGGTCATTAAATTGTGCATCTGAAGAAGGACATGTTGATGTTTTGGAATGGTGGAAAAATAGTGGGTTAAAGTTAAAGTATAATGGAGATGCATTATGTAATGCATCTGCCAAAGGTCATATTGATGTTTTGGAATGGTGGAAAAATAGCGGGTTAGAACTAAGCTATTCTATTTGGTCATTAAATTGTGCATCTGAAGAAGGACATGTTGATGTTTTGGAATGGTGGAAAAATAGTGGGTTAAAACTAAAATATTCTGAAAATGCAATGTATTGGGCTTCCGAAAATGGTCACATAAATGTTTTAGAATGGTGGCGTAATAGTGGATTAGATCTTAAATATCCAGAAAATATACATTTTTCCAGTTATGTTATACACGAAGGTTATGTCATTGAAGTATTAGATTGGTGGAAAAATTCAGGATTACCAGTTGAATATTCATATACTACGATAAATAATGCTTCTTATCATGGTATAGTTAATATTCTTGAATGGTTCTTGAATAATGGTTTATTATCAAAGTGTAGTGAAATATCGTTATTAAATGCATCTTGTGGAGATCATATAAATGTTCTGGAATGGTGGAAAAAATCTGGTATAGAGATACCAACTGGAAATATACACAAAATATTAGTGCAAGCATCTTCTGTTGGTAATGAACATGTAGTAGAATGGTGGTTTAATAGTGGATTACTCCCTCCAAACCGTATAGAATCTTTAAAAAAATATATTAAAAAATCTAATAAACATCGCTGAATAAATGTTAAGTAAAATTTATAATTTTATTCAAATCATTTAGTAATTCATTGAAATGATCACCAAATGGTTTATTTTTTTTATTAATATTTCTTAAATGTTCTTGAACTAAACATTTATAACATATTTTGCATTTGACATACATCATAATAAATCCTAATGTTTTTTCCATCCAACAATCATTTAAAAATCTTATTTGCTTACAGGAATGACATTGATTTAGTTTAACAGATGTGCATATTGCATTTATACTATCATCATGTAAATCTTTAAATGTAATCTGTGCACTAGCTAAATCTTTAAGTGATGGTAGAGGATAATATTTAGAAATATGTGGAATGAAATTGAATGGGTTTTTGCCAATTAATAATTTTGAATTATAAAAATGATGATTATCTGTATCCTCTTGATCTTTTGCATATAATTCAACTAATTTTAAATATGAAGGATAATCATTCACACATTTAATATCACAATTATCAAGATTTAATAAATTTAAATATGTCAACCCTCCCAAACGTGATATTTCTTTTAAATTTTTACTAAATATTATTAAATCTTCTATATGTGGTATTGCATTCAAAAAATCCATATTAAATATTAATGGTGATATTATGGTTAATTTTCGCAACCACATATATTGTTTATCATAAAAATTAGGTAAAACATTTACATTTATTTTAACAACTAGTTCAAATATTAATTCTTCTGGATCTAAATCTGGTACTGGTAAATGGATATTTATCATATATTTTTGTGCAATATATATTTTTAAATATTATTGATGTAATTCAATTTTATAAAATTGAATAGAGTTTTACGGGGTTGTATAAAAATAATAATGACACAATCTAATTCTAATTCTGTATACAAAATAATGTGTTCATCAACCGTGTTTACAATAGGGGTTTTGTATGTTGCCGGATCATTTTATTTACGCCGCAACAATACTAAATTTAATAAAATAAATTTTGAATCATCTTGTAAATCTATAGGATATAGTAATATAACTCCTAAAATGATTGATGGTGAATATTTTTCAATGGATGGTAATGCGAAACACATTATTGATATTAGAATTGAATACCGATGCCGGAAATAAATTTTTCAGGATTATTTTTATGTTTTTTTAATATAAACAAACAAAATTAAATTGATAAATAATATGTCGTTTAGAGTTCAATGTGGTCATAATTTAAGAATAGTTGATGAATTATCAAAATGTAGAATTGCTTTGATGGGAAATTCATCTTATCCTGGAATAGGTGAATTTACGATTAAAAGTTTTTTTTTAAGAACGAATAAAGAACATCTCAAAGCAAATTCAAATATACGTGATTATCTTACATTGGCTCGCATATCAAATTTTAATAATTATCCGATTATTTATTATAATTCTGTAACACATGAATCATTTACAATTAGATGGCATCATATTAATGTTAAATTCAAAGGATTTTTAAAAACATATCAATATTATGAAAATAGATGTAATAAGGTAACAATTAATAATTATAAATTCGAGAGTAATTTCGATGGATATCTTGCATTACCAATCAGTGACATTCTTAAATATTACTATTATATGAATCGTGATTTGCCAGATTTTGGAATGAATAATGTTGATCCGAATGATATGAAGATCTATAAACAATTATTTCAGATGGCTACTGAAGACATTTCAATAACGATTGATACTAAAAAGATATTTGGTGCAATTCATTATTCGTATAGTGTTTATAGAGTAGAAAATGATTTTCCAGTGTGGACCAATGTTATTTATCTTGGTTCTTTAATTTTAATTGATCCTAAAAAACTAGGAAATATATCTGTTGTTAAAGATATTTTAGATCTATATGTTAGAGGATATACTGATGCGAATTGTCCTAAAAAAGTTATTTATTATGATCAACCAGTATCTTTAGAACAAGTTTATAGAGAACATGAAAATTTAAATAATCACACTAATAGAAAAACTTATAATGAACTTACACGTACATTAAAACCAAAGGAATCTGAAATAATTGATAAGTATGATGAATTTATTATTCCAAATAATACTAGCAAAGCCCCATACAATGATTATTTATGTTTATATAGTGAAAATAATATTAAAGATATGAATTACCCTTCTTTTGCGTATAGAAAATTTCTCGTTTCTGAATGGATCCCAGGTTATTCATCCAAACGTATAAATTTTAAAATTGATAGTTCTCTAAAATATAATAAAAATCAAAAACTTAAACATGCACAGGAAAAAAGAAACAAGCCTATTAACCGTGACGATTCTACAGCGAACTATAAGTTAAAGGATGATCTTGGTAATTATGGTTATAAGACGACCATATCGAGCAAAATATACGCTATGGCTAAAAGATCTTCAAGGTATGATATTCAAGAATCTATTGATATGGTCAAATATAATACTTATGATGAAGATGAGGACTATTATGAGGACTATTATGATGAAAATGAAGAAGAGTATTATGATGAAAGTGTTGAAGAGTATTATGATGAAGATGAAGAGGAATATATTAATGATGATGATACATTAGGTAGCGATTATGATTACTGTGAATAATTTATTCCGTTTCAAGATTTTTAGATTGTTTTTTTGTTAGAAAATTGAATTATTATTAATATTCTTAATATTAATACTATCAAATGGATAATATTATATCATGTGATGCTTCTAAGGCATCTACAACAACTTCAGATGCGTCTAGGGCATCTACAACAACTTCAGATGCGTCTAGGGCATCTACAACAACTTCAGATGCGTCTAGGGCATCTACATTGACACATACTGGAGCTGAACTTCAATCTGTTGGAATTATTACGGTAATCAGAGGGGTACCGACTTATTATCAGAATGTTCTCAATTTCATTGTTACTGACCCTGAAAGGTTGAAGTTATTCTATAGTGCTCTTTTTGAAATTAGAAAGGTGCTTGGGAGCTCTCACCCATATATGCCATTTTCATCAGATGGTTTAGTTAATGAAGACCCACCAGAATATTACAATCTACGATCTTCTGGATATTTAGTTTTGGCAACATTATCGTATCCTGCATCTGAGTGTTCTGATAATTTCACTGAATTATTGGAACTCATATGTACTCCATTTGGATGTGTGCGTCCATTTAAAGGTGGATGGTGTTCAGATATGAGGCGTACAACACATAAGTTTATGTCAACTATGGAAAGCAGATGGACAATTGAAGATTGCACTGACAGAATTAAATATTTTCCAGTTTACGATGATGTTCTGGGTAAATTTATGTATAATTCACCAGATATAGTAAATACACCCCAAAATCAATTCTTTGGATATCACACAGATAAATCAAAGTACATTAGGAAGTTTTATATTGTTAAAAATGTAGATAATATTAAACTACCTGCCGATGGTGAAATAATTGTTGCTGGGGGGATTTATGGGAAGAATTTAAATTTGGCAAGACAAGTTTTCGAATCTTGTGCTTCCCAAAAAAGCCATGTATAAATTATAATTAAATGTGATTAATGTGTTATTAATGTGTGCATATATAAATAATTTTTTTTTGGAAAAGTACATCATATTTGTTTTTGAAAAATTGAAATTGCTTTTTACATATAAATTATTATCAATACAAAAGTATGTTCAAATATATTTTTAATAGTGTGGCTGGACACACTACACCTCAGGAAACTCAGGAAACTCAGAATACACCTCTGGAAACTACACCTCAGGAAACTCAGAATACACCTCAGGAAACTCAGGAAACTCAGAATACACCTCTGGAAACTACACCTCAGGAAACTCAGAATACACCTCAGGAAACTCAGGAAACTCAGAATACACCTCTGGAAACTACACCTCAGGAAACTCAGAATACACCTCTGGAAACTACACCTCCTGAAACTCAGAATACATCCAAGGAAACATGTGATGCATCTGTTATGTCACAAGATATTTTCATTGATTCACAGAGTTATCCGAATTTTATTGTAAATGATAAGAAAACATTAGAAACATTTTATAACGCCATTTCAAAAATTAGAAGTGTATTGGAAACTATATCCACCCCCATAGGATATAAAACTGGATTCACTGGATGGCCAACTCCAAATCCTATCTTCCTGAGAACTAATGGATATTTAGTTTTGGGGACGCTTGTTTGTGTTCAAATGGATGGGAATGTTACTGAACAATTGGATATTATGTATACTCCTTTTGGAGAAGTACACATAATGTCTGGTGGGTGGGTTACTGATATGGTGAATATTTCCAAAGAATTTATGGATACAATGGATATGATATGGACAATTGAGGATTGTACTGACAAAATTAAATTTTTCCAAGGATATGACATGGAAAGTAAATGCTTGCGATTTCATTATCCTAGAGTAGTATTCACAGTTCATGAAACTTTTCATCTGGATAAACCACATGCAATTGGTTGTTCTTGTTCTAGAAAGTTTTATCTTATTAAGAACGTAGATCATATTGAACTACCATCTGATGGTGAAATAATTGTAGCTCATCGTACTCGCGATGGTGCCAGTTCAGGTCTATATGAAAATAGTTTAGAACTTTTTAAATCTGTATCAGGTGGTAAAAATCAATTCTAAATTATGATCAAAAAATAAATATTCATAAACATTAATATTAATAAATTTATTTTTTTTGGAAAAATGCATCATATTTTTTTTTGAAAAATTGAAGTTATGTATTCACATTATGCATTGTATTATCAATATTGATCAATATGATACAGTTTAAAGATCAAGAATCTTCAGAATCCATTGATTTCATTAAGAATGCCCCTGAACTAATTAAAAATGCTCCAGAATTTATGACAATAGACATCAACCTGTTGACACCTTTCTATGGTGCCATTGCTAAAATGAAAAGAACTCTAGAATATGTTTGTAAAATTAATAATTTTACACCTGCATGTGCAGGATGGCCCACTCCAAATAATATGTTCTATCGTACAAGTAAACATTTAATTTTGGCATCATTTTCATATCCCAAAGATAATTATTCAAATCATGTTGTTTATTATCTCTATACACCTTTTGGAGAAATACAATTAATGTCAAATGAATGGTTTGGAAATATGTCGGATGATCGACCTGATATTATTCAAGATTTTTTTGATAATATGATGTGGATCATAGAAGATCGCACAGATAAGATTAAATTTTATCAATATTATAATTGCGAAACAAAGCAATTGATTGATCCATATGTAATTGATCCATATTGTATTACACATACATCAAATAATAATAAGTATTATCTTATTACTCAAGTTGAAGACATTGAATTACCATTTAGTGGTGGTTATAATAATGATGATGATGTTGATGAAGATATTATTGTAGCGTCATGTTTTAGCAATAACATTCAATTCCGAGATGATCTTGAACGATTTAGAATAGTTTCCAATGGACAAAACCGTTTTTGAATTAATTATTTAACAGAAAAATTGAATCCGTTATAGAATTATTATAAAAAATATAACAATGAAGTATCACAACAGTTTATTATAAGGATTTACACTTTTGTAATGATATTACACTTTTTCGTTATGTGCCACCGAAAAGTAAAACTCCATCCGAAATTAAAACACGTGTCACAGTTGAAGTTGAATATAATGGTCAACGTCATGTATTTCAAAAAACACAGAGCGGACTAGATGCTTGTCGAGCTGTTGTAGCCAACGCCAATATTTTGTTGGACAACTAACAAATATTATATCATCGCAAAACCATAATACTTTCACTTTATTAATGTCTCAAATAATAATGAAAAAATTCTAAATATTAATATGTTAATCTTTTTTTTATTCTTTTTTTATTGGCATCAACAGCACTATAAAAAAATTGATTCAATTATTAATATGTTTAATAGATTAATAATTTAGAATGAGTGAATCAATCCCTAAGCAAATTAAGCTAGTTAAACGTACTGCAAAACTATATGAACCTATTGGATATGAATTTTCAAAGTTTCCATACCCACCATTTTTTTCAGATACTTTTATAGTATATCCAACCGAACATGTTAATGTTTCTGATATTTCGAATACTAATACTCATGGGGTATATAGGAGCGAAGGTGAAAGTTCCACTATTATAAAACAAATATCATTCTCACAACAAGGGACTTATCATATTATTGTTAAAAGACATAACGGTCGGGAATATGAAATTACAGAATTACATGAAATAATCGTTAAATGATTTACATTTAATTTTAACGTAATCTAAGAACTAAATGAATAGTTGATTCCTTTTGGATATTGTAATCTGAAAGAGTTGAAGAGTCTTCCAACTGTTTACCAGCAAAAATCAATCTTTGTTGATCTGGGGGAATTCCTTCTTTGTCTTGGATTTTAGCCTTGACGTTTGCAATAGATTCACTTGGATCTACTTCTAATGTGATTGTTTTACCTGTTAACGTTTTTACAAAAATTTGCATTTATTTATACTTTATTAAAATATATAAATAATTCTATTTTCAACACATTCAATTTTTTTTTATTAATATCTAGAGAGATAGTTTTTTAAGAATATTAGTTAATTCTGTAGGAATAGTTTTACCATCATATAATTTCTCAACTTCATCCAAATAATTAAAATCAACACCCAACGTAATATATGTAACTAGTTTTTTATAAAAGTTATTAGTCCATAAATCTACCAATTGTTCACCTTCTCGAATCGCTGAATCCACCGAAAAAACATATCTTGCCAAAGGATGTCCAACCTGAAATTCCATAACATAACCTATACTAGGTATATATGCATATATAAACTGGACAATATCAACAATAATACCGTTATCGTTAGTAATTGAGTTTCGAATGTGATATACTCCACCTTCTTTTAATGTTTTATTAGCTATATATTCTACAACGGCGGCAATATTTGTGATTTCGCTAACTTTTACATAAAATGCTATAAAATCGGAGTGAATTTTAAATTCTCTATCTCTTTTTGTTTCATTATGTTTCTTTTCAATTCTACTCATTTGTTTGCATTTTCTTGGAATTAATACAAGAGGTTTATAATAATCATACACATGTGAAGAAGCTTCATGTGCATCATCTAATACATCTTGAGTTATATACTGATATAAAGGATCCCATGAAGAACTACTTGGATTTTTGAGACCACCATTTCTAATAATTCCGCTTAAAAGTTCTTGATATTTGGTAAAACCAATCCATTCTTGAGGTGATAATTCTTTATTATCATATTTTAGTACGAATAAAGTATTATATACACCGTCACTATCTTTGCATTTAATCCAAATTTTATATTCGGCACTAAAATTTTCTACAACTTTGCAATCAGAAGTTCCTTTTTTACAAGATTTTTTAAAATTTTCAACTATTTCTGGCGATAATTCATCAAATATATTTAATAACATTTGATACAGTTCAACTTCAGAAGAAGTTATTGTTTTTTTCAAAATCTCAATACAATCAGTAACACTAATATTACGCGCGGTTTTATATCCGCAATTACATGACAACATAACATAAAATACCATTTTTTCTATTATTTTAAATTTACTATTTTTGCAAACATTCAATTTTATTTTTAGATATGATTACATACACATTCAAAAGCTTTCGGATGTTTTCGTAAAATTTACAAAATTATTCTTAGAAAACAAGAATAATCAAAATGACACTTGTTATGATTACGAAAACATCCGAAAGCTTTTGACAATTTATGTCCGGTCTTTGCGGGGTCATTTAGTCCTTGGGGTATCATGATTGAAAAAAACATTAGTAAATAGTCTTCGAAAGCCCTTGAGCAAATTGAAAAAACCAATCAACTATGTTTTTTTAAGTAAAAATTTTAAAGTGTTCTAGTTGTTATTCAATCTAGAATAATACTTTTTAAAAACTTTCTAGATAAACAAAGTAAAAATTCTAGAGTGTTCTAGTTGTAATTGAATCTAGAATAATACTTTTTAAAAACTTTCTAGATGAACAAAGTAAAAATTCCAGAGTGTTCTAGTTGTAATTGAATCTAGAATAATACTTTTTAAAAACTTTCTAGTGTATAAAAGTAAAAATTCCAGAGTGTTCCAGTTGTAATCGAATCTAGAATAATACTTTTTAAAAACTTTCTAGATAAACAAAGTAAAAATTCTAGAGTGTTCTAGTTGTAATTGAATCTAGAATAATACTTTTTAAAAACTTTATAGTGTACAAAAGTAAAAATTC